TCCAAAAACCCAGCTCGAACCGACAAAATTAATCCAAAAACCCAGCTCGAACCGACAAAATTAATCCAAAAACCCAGCTCGAACCGATAGTATAAAAAGCCTTCAAAATATTGATTTTCTAATAATTATAAGACTTTTAAAGGTGCCTAACTCTTATATATTATATACAGAACAGAATTTCTCTTAATTGCCTACGGCATAAACCTCTATAAATGTTGCAAATTCAATATGTTTAGCTTATAGAAGGGGATAGTATGAAAATAAAAAATGAAGATTATGAAATTATATGTGATACAAGGGAACAAGATACATTAATCCAGGATACTCTTATAAAAAACGGAATAAAAGCTACTAGAGAAAAATTAAATACTGGAGATTATGCTATTAGATATCAAGGAGAATATATACCTAATATTTTAATAGAAAGAAAAGCAGGATTAGATGAACTGCTAGGAAACTTAATGGATCCAGTAAAAGACGAAAATAAAGATAACCGTTTTATAAGGGAACTAAAAAGAGCAAAAGAAGCAGGAGTTAAATTGTTCTTGCTTATACAAGACAAGGATTATTATATCAAACTCCTAAAAGGTGAATATATAAGTAAAGTTCATCCTAACGCTAGCGCGGCTATGGTAATTTCATTAATGGCCAAATTCGATAATCTTCATATTATTGCATGTGATAGAAAAGAATCACCTTCAATGGTCCATAAAATTTTATATTATCACTTAAGAGAAGAAATAAAAAGGAAGGAGGGATAATTGATGCCACGAGAAAAAGATTCTAAGTTAACAGAAGACCAATTAATAGCAGCAGAATTATTAGTATATGGCGCAACTAATAGAGAAGTAGCAGACCAATTAGATGTTTGTGAAAAAACTATAATGCGCTGGAAAAAAAGACCTGAATTTATGGAAGAACTTGATAGACAATATGAAGTTGCTAAAAATAAAGTTGACAATCGCATAATGAAATTCTCTAATCAACTTTTACAAAATATTCTTGATTTATCTAAGTCAGCTAAGAGTGAGAAGGTTAGACTAGATGCAAGCATATACTTACTTAATAGATTAGCTGGAGCTCCAATTTCAAAAGTGGAAACTAAAACAGTTATTACTCCTGAAACTGAAAAAGAAAATAATAATGAACCTTCTTGGGATGACTTTAATGATTCAGATGTTATAGAAGGGAATGTAATAGATATAAAAGATAGTGAAATATCGTAGGGGATTATATGTGGGCGCTTATCGCGGTCCGTATTTAAGAGGTGTCGCTGTTGAAAATCTGTTGGAATAGTCATTTTAATAGTATTAAGCTATAACAACTATTAAGACAAGGAATATATTACCAATAGAATGAGGACAAGCAAGACAAAGTATAACTTCTTAGAAGGGCACACAGAGGGTATAAGACAATAGAGTGAACAGCAAGACCAGTACAGTAAAAGACAACAGCATTAATAGTACTCTATAAGGTATCAATACTTATAAGTTATGATACACTTTGACACAGTAAGTGCTATCAATATGTTTACTTGTCTTATAACTTAGTGTTATAAGTAACCGGGTAAAACAGTGACCTTTCGGTGGGGTAGGGTACTCCAGGTAAGGGGGCGGTGCATTCTATACCCCAGTATTTTCAACGCGTGCACCAAGCCACAGAGAACTGCTCAGCAAAAAATGAGACTTGAGGGGAAAATGAAACCTCAAAAAAATCCTACAAAAAATTTTTTGGAAACTTGAGAAAAAATAAAAAGCCTACTTAACAGTAGACTCTTTAAGAAGTTGAATAGCTTTATCTAAAAGTTTAGATATTGGAACAGATGATTGGTTAGAATATTCTTTAAGCCATTGATACAACTCTTTATCAATAGCGGAACCAATTGGAACTCTGTTTTTTAAATCTTTTCTTGCCAAAATAATCACCTCGAGTTAATTATAAAATATATTACAACTGATTACAACTGATTGTAACTGATATAAGTTTGTGATATAATATAATTAAGAGGTGAGATAGAATGTATTTTGGAATTTACTCAATAACAAATGTAGTAACAGGCGATATGTATATAGGGCAAACAATTCAAGATTTTGAAAAAAGATGGAAAAGTCATATAAGTGCTTTGAACAGAGGAAATCATGACAATGAATATCTTCAAAGAAGTTGGAATAAATATGGAGAAGGTGCTTTTAAGTTTAAAGCTATACATTATTGTGACGAACTTGATATTTTAAATGATTTAGAAAAGTATTATATAAAAAAATATGATACTTATAATAATGGATTTAATATGACAGAAGGTGGAGACTATTTTCTAAATGAGATTCCAGAAGAAATACGAAAGAAAAGATTAGAAAATTTAAAGAAAGTAAATAGAGAAAGAAGTGATTATACAGAGCATCAAATTGCTAAGGTTAAGGAAATGTTGTCAGTGCTAGAAAATAATCAAATTTCTATAAAGAAAATATCTAAATTAACTGGAGTTAGAGAAGGTGTCATTTATAACGTTAAATATCTTAATTCATGGGTAGATGTTAGATCTGATTTAAATGAAAAACTTAAAATTATAAATAATAAAGAAGCTAGAAATGAAAGTATAGTTAAAGATTTATATTCTAAAAAATATTTACTTAATGAAATTAGTGAAAAATATAAACTTTCTCAAGATACAATCAAAAGAATTTTGAGAAGAAATAATGCTAAAGATTTTTCTTTAATTTTTAAAGAAGTTAACGATTTACGAAATAAAGAAAAGTTTTTAAACGGTAGACAAATAGGAATAACAACACATGTTGAAATGGAAAAACATATGGGCTGTTGCAGAAAAACATATGAAAAAATGTGTGAAAGACAGAAGATAGATTATTCTTTTTTACATAATATGCGAAAAAATACTACTATGTATAAATCTGATGTAAAGGGAATTAATTATGATGTTAAAGCTAAAAGCTGGTTTTTAAGAATAAATTTTAATGGCAAACAGATACCAATAGGTCATTTTAAAACAGAAAAAGATGCTATAGATGCAAAACAACAGTTAATTCCACATATAAAAACTAATGATTATACTTCTATATTAGCAATAAAAGCTAAATATAGTAAAAAAGTTACTCCTAAGAAAACTATTAAAGCAATAAACATAAAAGATAATTCAGAAGAAATTATTGAAGGAATAGGAGTTTGTGCAAGAAAACTTGATATTCCAAGAAAAAGCATAGAAAAAGTGTTACAAGGAAAACAAAAAACAACTTATGGATATACATTTGCGTATATTTAAACGTTAAAAATAAAAGTTAAATTTTTATAATTAGGTTTACAATTCTTAAGACTTATGATACAATATAAGTATAAAAGATAAATCATAGGGGGTTGTAAATATGAAATACGGATATGCAAGAGTTAGTACTTATTCACAAAAGAAAGATGGAAACTCATTAGAAGGTCAAACAGAAATATTATTAGCAAATGGGTGTTTAGAAGAAAACATAGTAGTTGATTCTTATACTGGAACAAAGAAACAAGAAGATCGCAAAAATTTTGATAAACTTCTTAAACAATTAAAACCAGGAGATACATTAGTAGTAACTAAGTTAGACAGATTTGCTAGAAGTACAATACATGGATTAAGCATAATAGACAAATTACTAGAACAAGATATAAAGGTTCATATAGTAAGCTTAGGTTTAATGGATAATACACCTAACGGAAAGCTAATAAGAACTATCTTCCTTGGATTTGCCGAATTTGAAAGAGACATGATAGTTGAAAGAACAAAAGAAGGCAAGGCAATAGCTAGACAAAGAGAAGATTTTACAGAAGGTAGACCTCAAAAGTATTCCAATAAACAAATAAAACATGCTATTGATCTAAAGCAAAGTGGTATGAGTTATAAGCAAGTTACAGAAGTAACAGGAATAAGCAAAGCTACACTAATTAGAAGAATGAAAGAATATCAATAAGAAAATAAATAATACATTTTAAAAGTCAGAGAAATCTGGCTTTTTTTATTAGGAATATGTTCCGATTGAAAAAGTATTGTTGGGAGATTAGAATATAATTATCAGTTAAATATTGGGTGTTCGTTCAAAGGTAGGACACAGGATTTTGATTCCTGGAATAATAGTTCGAATCTATTACGCCCAGCCATGTATGTGTTTTAAAAAATAAATCTAAATCTATTTTAGGTAGCTTAGTATCTTTAGGATAGCATTGTGTGAGCAGTGTAAAGGCATGCTGACTACATGTCGCTACAGTGGTAGTCCATCTAAGCAAAACTGAATATCCAAGTCTTCAGAAGTGGAGATAGTTATGTAAGCCAAGAGGGACAGTCCTCAGAAGGCAAACTGTATAATGAGGATTTTTGGGTGGCACCAAATAATTTACCTCAAGCCAAATTGGTGATATAACGAGATATAATCAGGAGGTTAGGTAGTCCGATACTGGAAATAAAGGGCGCTAACCATTGTTAATAGTGAAACAGTGGACGAGTTGTAGTATCTATTAACAACGTGGAGTAAGAATCCAATGAAACACATTGATGTTGTAAAGTATTTTGTTGCTCAAAAGGGAACAAAGCTTTAGGAACAGCACAACATCTGTCAACACTAGGGAAATAGCTCAAGTGGTAGAGCGATTGAATGGTTAATCAATGCGTTAAAGGTTCAAATCCTTTTTTCTCAACAAATTCAAAATAAAACAAAAGGAAAAGTCTGTTCCCTTACAATATGAAAGTGGCTTAATACTAGAATATACCTTACATGTATATAATCTAGTGCATGATACCTCCCAAGGGTAAAGTGTTTGATATGAAGTTGCATGGTGGTTTTGCTAACCTTTATTGCTCGCAAGGCAGACAGAATATGAAGTATTGAGTAGTATTGTAAAAGAGTGCACCGTATTGCTTTTGTGGCACTGTAAAAAACATATAAGCAGTCATAGACAATACGTATTAGATGCGTGGATAAACAGAGAATAAATAATGCTGCGAAAGGTGTCTACAGAAGGCTTTAATCTCGAGCTTTCTAAATAGAATATTGGCTTATAGCTCAACGGATAGAGCACATGGCTACGGACCATGGTTTGTTGTGAGTTCGAATCTCACTAAGCCAGCCATTAAATTTAAAGGGAGAATGTCTATGAAATTATATGAATTAGCTTATTTAAATGTTGAAAAAGATAAAAACTCTAGAAATTTTGGGGTTATGAATAAATTTATCAATGGAAAAACGTCTCACAATATCGTTAAAAAGAGTAAACAAGAAAAAGAAGAAGTTATTTGTTACCTAAATGGTAGAGCAATGACTAAAAGCAAACTAGAAAAGACTTTTCCTAAGAAGAAAAATAAATCAAAGAAGAAAAAATATGTTAAAAAGAAAAATACAAAAGAGTAGTTATTAATTAGCTGCTCTTTTTTTATGTAAATAAATTCAGAAGGGAGTGATTAGATGATTTATTTTGATGATATAGAGTTTACTGATGATAATAAATACTCTATATACTTGATTGATAAGTATTTAAAGAAATATTTTCCTAAAAATCAAAATAATATCAGAAAAAAATATCTTCCTAATGAAGTTGCAAAGGTGATTGGAGAAAAGGATATAACTTTTTTTAGTTTATATTTTCTTAGAACAACTTTCGTACCAAGTGATGACAACAGTGCAAGGGAATTATGCGAAGAACATTATAAAATATGGAGAGTTCTTTCGGAGGCCTTTGTACAGGATTTATACGATAAACTTAATATAGTAGAGCCTAGGGGACTTGCTAAGTCAACCATATGCGATAAAACACTTGCAATATGGTTACATTGCTATAAAAAATCAAAGTTTACTCTATTAGGAGCCAAAACTGCAGATGATGCCGAGCAATTCTTAAATTCTATAAAGAAAGAGTTTCTAGAAAATGAGCTTATAAAAGATGTATTTGGAAACTTAATAGATTTAAAAGGTAAAAAGCCTAATTCGAAAGATTATTACAAGGTTAATTCAGGCGAAATTGAGTTTACCAATGATACATATATAAGAGCAGTAGGTTCAACTACTTCTGTCCGTGGTGCTAACTGGGGAGGTGTAAGACCCACGGTAGTTATTGCCGATGACTATCAATCCGAAGTTGATGTTATAACTGAAGATGCTAGAGAAAAGAAATGGAATAGATGGTGTAAAGAAGTAGAGGAAGTTGGAGATACTGCAGTGTTTAGAAAAGGTAAAAAAGTTAAAGCAGCAACTAAGTTTGTAAGTATAGGAACAGTTTTACACATTGATTGCTTAATAAGTAAACTTAGCAGAAATAGAGATTATCATACTATTATTAATAGGGCTGTTTTATTAGAAGATGGCCAAACAATAGATGATATATTTGAAAGTGATTTATGGCTTGAATGTAAGAAAATTTATTTTGATGATAAAATAGAAGATCCTCAAATACAGGCTAGAAAATTTTATGAAAAACATATAGATGAAATGAAATATCCATTACTATGGGAAGAAAAATGGGATTTCTTTAGTGATATAGCAGTTAAATATTGGACTAATAGAAAATCATTTATGTCAGAAAAAATGAATGATGCTAGCACGCTAGGAGTTAGATGGTTCAAAGCTATAAGAACTCAAGCAGAAGAAGAAATTGAGGACCATACATTCTTAAAAACTATGTTATGTGTGGACCCTGCTGGTGAACAATCAAGAAGATCTGACTTCTTTGCAATGGCTGTAGGTTCATTAGGAGAAAATGATTTTAAATATATAAGAAAAATGATATTAGCTAAAATGAGTTATAAACAGTATTGTCAAACAGTCATAGACCTTTTAAAAGAATATACAGATATAACTCATCTATATATAGAAAAAAATACATATTTAGGGGCTGATGTTACCACTATTACAGAAATGATTGACAAAGATTATGAATTAAAACGTAGAAATATTATTATTCTTAATGAAATGTCTAGAAAAAATAAAGATGAACGTATTTCAACGATAATAGAAGAAGTAAACAACGGCCAATTAGTTTTTAATAATAACAACAAGGATTTTACACAACAAATATTAGACTTTCAAGGCACAGCTTATAGTCCTCATGATGATGCTCCAGATATAATAGCTGAGTTATCTAGAAGGTTAATTGAAATAGAAGTAAAAAATATAATAAGAATTATGGATAGGCGAAAACTAGGTGTTTAATATGAAAAAATATAAACCTATTGATGAGGTTTTAAAAGTTTATGATGTTCCTAAAGAGTTATGGGAATCTGAAAGTTTAATGAAAGAAAAACCGAACTGGAATAAGACAAATTATACCGAGTCGGAAAAAATATACCAAAATAAAGAATTTATTATATTGAAAGTTAAAAGCAATAAAAAGATTGGATTTATTGTATATAATACGAAAAAAGAGTGGGAAAATGGACACTCTCATTTAAATTCTAGAACTATTGCAGAAATAGTAATAAAAAATGTAATTTACAAAAGAAAACCTAAAACAAATAACTTGTATGTGCTTAAAAGTCATGCAAGAGTTTCAAATGATGAAAAATATATCAAATTTATTGAAGAATTAATAGAAGTTAAAAAAAGTAAGAGTAAAAATAAATATGTAAATAGGAAAGGAGGGAGGAAATGAGTAGTCTTAATAGTTTAGTCTTTAATCTAGCCAAGATAGGTAATGTGTTTAATAATTTAGACATACCTGAAAATTTAGATCTTGTAAGGTATTCATACATGGATTATATTTCGAAAGTAATGGAATATGACCGAATATATGAATATTATTGTGGTGAAAGTAAAGCTTTAAGAGAATATAAAATGATAACCTCCAGATCTAACTTAAAAATTAATACTAATTTCATAAAGAAATTCGTTAAAGAAGAAACTAGCTATACCGTAGGAAATCCCGTAACTTATGAAAGTACTTCTGATGAAGAAATGCAACTTATTGAAAAAATGAAAGACATTTTTTATGATTGGGATGAAAACCACGATGCACATTTAATGAATTATTTAAATTTATTTACAAGAATATATGAATTATATTACATAGATGCAGACGGTAATTTCTCAGCTAAAATTATAAAACCAACTGAAGGGTATGCTTATAGAGATTATAATGGAGAAACTTTATTCTTTGTTCATTTCTTTGATGCTGAATTTGAAGAAGATGTAGAAGTAAATGGCAAAATAATATCTGCAAGGCCTAAATATATTGATGTATATACAAAAGATTTTATATATCATTTTAATGACAATTTCGAAGAAATAAGAAGTAAAGACAATAACAAATTTAAACGAGTACCTGTTTCTGTAGGTGTTATAAGTACAGAAGATTATAAAGATAGCTTAGCAAGAGATATTGCTGGATTACAAGATGCATTAGAAACAAATCTCTCAGATATGGGTAATGAAATTTCTGATTTTAGAAATGCTTATATGGTTCTAGAAAATTGTCAATTTGAAAAGGATGAAGATTTAGAAGAAATGAAAGCAAAAGGGATTTTAGAAGTTGGAAAAGATGGTAAAGTTAAATGGTTAATTAAAGATATAAATGATACTTTTGTACAAAATACAATTGATAGATACATAGATTTAATTTATCAAATTGGCTGTCACATAAATCACAATGAAAAACTACAATCTAATCTAAGTGGTATAACTCTTAGAAGTAGATTGATCTCTCTTGAAAATAAATGTACAACATTGATAAAATCTCATAAAAATATACTTAAAAATAGAATTAGATTTATATGTGAGTATTTAAGCATGAAGAAAGAAGGAGATTTTAATTATAAAAGAATTAAGATTATTTACACTCCAAATATACCACAAGATAATCTTTCTACTGCTCAAATGCTTAGTCAAGTTCCAGATGGAGTAATCTCTAATCAAACAGCAAGAACTTTATTTGGATTTATAACCAATCCACATCAAGAAGGGGAACAAGTCAAAAAAGAAATGGAAGAAAATCAGCAATTTGAAGATGAAAGTTTAGGTGAATTGTATGGCGATAAACACCAACACACAGAAGCAAACATCGAAGAATAGAAGTGCTGAAGAAACTAAAAGTTTCATGGAAAAAGCATATAATCAGGCCGAACAGGAACTTGAAAAATATCTTAAAAAGATGAATAAAACAGATAAGCAGATTAGAGAGTTGATGGAAACTGCTAATTTTGCTTACCAAATAGAAAAGACATCAAAAGATTACAAAAGCGCTGAAAGATTTCTTGTTATAGCAGTTCTATCAATGCTTAATAACGAAGATGAATGGCTTGAAGATTTAATAGATAACTTCTTTGATGAAATGTTTGAAGAAATTGTAGAGTATTTTGGATATTTTGTAGACAATGAAGAAAAACAGAAAATATTAAATAGAAAATACGAAGGTAAAACGTATAAGCAAAGAATACAAAGCAATATGGCTAAAATAAACAATCGAACTAAAAAAAGATTGAAAATAGCTTATAATAAGAAGAATTTATATAATATTGCATCATGGCTAACACAAAGACAAAAGATGAGTAGAAAAAGAGCAAGAGGAATATTGATATCTGAGCTTAGTAGAATAGCAAATGATATCTTTATTTATTGTAATAGAGATAAAAAATTTATGTATTGTTCAGTTTTAGAGGAAAGAACTTGTGGTGATTGTGAAAGTATGCATGGTGTTACTTTAACTGCTGAAGAGGCTTATGATTTAATACCACAACATAATTTCTGTAAATGTTACTTTGTAGTTATAAGATAATAGGAGGATATTAATGAAAAAAGTATTTTTAGGTGGAACTTGTAATGAATCTACATGGAGAAATGATTTGATTAAAATACTAAAGATAGATTATTTTAATCCTGTAGTAGATGATTGGACAGAAGAATGTTATCAAGAAGAATTAAAGCAAAGAAAAGAATGTGATTTTTGTTTATATGTAATAACACCTAGAATGGAGGGTGTGTATTCTATAGCAGAAGTCATAGATGATAGCAATAAAAGACCTAATAAAACTATATTTTGCGTGTTAACCGAAGATAAGAATCCAATTCGTGATTTTATTTTTACAGAATTGCCTGTTCCAAAGCTAACATTTAATGAAGCACAAATGAAATCTTTAGACAAAGTAGGTGTTATGGTAGAAAGAAATGGTGGTAAATACTTCAAATCATTAGAAGAAGTGGCAGATTATTTAAATAAAGCTAAAATAGAAAAATTAAGAGGAATTGAAGGAATCCCTAATTGGATTAGAAGAGGACATGAAATACTTTCTGAAGATAAGTGGGAATATTGGGATGAAATTGTTCCAATAAGAGCTAAAGACCTTTATGAAGGAATGGAATTAGATTGCACTTTAGAAATAGAAGAAATATTAAAAGAAAAAGCAGAAAACAGCTTTAAAAGAGCTAGTAATAAACTAGATAGTCAAGGTCATTCTGGAATGTCATATAGTTTAATGAAAGCTATGATATCGGAATTTTGTACAAATGGAAAAGAATTTAAAAAATATTTAGAAAGAGAGTAGAGGTAAGTAAATGAATTTAAAAAATACTATAGAATTAATGCTAAGTAATGATTTCAAAGAAAGATTTAAAGCAGAATATTATCAATTAAATAAAAGAATAGCTGGATTACAAGGAATGTTAATAAAATATAGACAAGGTACTTTAGATTTTGTTCCGAATTGTTCTTATGATTTATTGCATACTCAATTAGTATATATGGAAGCATATAGAGATATATTAGAAGAAAGAGCAAAAATAGAAAATATAGAATTATAGGAGAAGAATATATGTTGGATTTACAACGATTACTAGGTTTAGCAAAAGCAAGGGAGGTGAATTATATGTTACCAGCATATTGGAATAGAGAAAGTTTTAGCGATTATGTTAGAAGAATACAAGGAATAAGTAAAAAAACTAAATGGAAAAGAAATAGAAGATAGGAGAACAAAATGAGTGATTCTCAAAATAATACAAATCCTTTACATAAAGTTAGTATTAAAGATACAAAAGAAAAATTTGAGTTAAAATTAGATGATTTTGAAATAAAAGGTATTACTGATTATAAAATAACAGGTACTACAAATGATTTTACAAGGCTTGAACTTGAATTAATTGTATCTGAAATAAATACATAATTTTAATAAATAAGTTTACATAATTCAACCTTCTAAAATCAATTCTAAGGTACTTGTAAAAAGTCCCTTGATAGTTTATATCTTTGGAAATAAATAGAAATTACATAAAGAATGATTAAATGGAAAAATTATTTGATTTTGTATCATTACCTAGTGATGCTATAGAAGTTAAAGTAATAAAAAGACCAAAACAGAAACCTTTAAAGAAACTAAAATTAAATAGGGCTACTTATTATTTATCTGAAGATAATGAAAATTATTATACTTTCGAATATAAAAGTTTCACTAAGGATAAAGTAAAAAGCCAAGTAGTAGCAAGTATATTCAACAAAGCAAAGTGTAAAAATGTAGATTGGTTTGAGTTAGCTCAATTATACAACGATAAGATAAATGAGTATAATCAAAAATCTTATGTACATGACCAATATATCACAGATACAATATTGACCGAAATATATAAATTAACAAGATAATAAAGTCCGAAAGGACTTATTTTTATGCTCCGAAACGAGGGTAAACTAAAAAATGTCACTGGTTCATTTATGAGTTAGTGGGATAAGGAGATTTAATATGAAAAAAAGTGAATTATTAAAACTTGTAGAAAAGTTTGACGATGAAGATAACATAAACGAAGTATTGTTAGGAACTGATGTTGAAAAGCAAATTAAAGCGAGTGCACTAACTTTAGAAAACTTTAAAACATTAGCAGATAGTAATGCTGATTTTATAGCTTATCTTGATAGTTTAAAAGATACACATGTAAATACCGTTATAAAAACAATGAAAGAAAAAGGGACTTGGGAAAAACAATTCAGAGATGTAATTGAAGAAAAATATCCTGATTTGTATAAAATTGAAGATCCTGTTATTGCTGCTTTACAAGAAAAAGTTGCTCAAATGGAAAGAGAAAAACAAGAAGCAGATAAAAAAGTTGCTCGTCAAGAAAAAATTAATGAAACTGCTAAAAGGAGAAAAGAAAATCAAAAGAATACAGATATCCTTGAATTATTAACTGCAGATTCATTAGAAGATAGATTATCTGATGATAATTTATCTAAATTCGATACTTTAATAGAAAACATAATTAAAAAAGACAGAGAAACTTATATAAAACAAGATAATTATCCTCCTGGTGCTGGAAAAGGTGAAGGTACTGGAGGAAGTGGAGAAAAACCACTTACCTTGCAAGAGGCTATGAAAATAGCAAATGAAAATCCTGATGTAAATATAGATAGTTTAATGTCTAGAGTTCAAACATCAGCTAATAAAGAATAAGAAGGGAGGGCAATTATATGCCTGGTATATTTGATAAAAAAATATTTAATACAGAAGTATTTAATAAATACACTGAAAGAGTGCCTAACTTAAGAAAAAATGAATTATTAAAATCAAGAGCTTTAGTAGCTAGAAATGATTTAAAAGCTGCAATGACAGACCAAGTAGGTGGAAACTATGTTGTAACTCCACTTAAAGGTTTAATAAGTGGTTCTACTCCTTTAAATTATGATGGTAAAACTGATATAACATCCCAAAACACAGAAACTTATATGCACTCAAGAGTTGTTGTAGGTAGATCTCAAGCATGGACAGAAAGAGATTTCTCTTATGATATAACTGGCGGTGAAGATTTTATGGAAAATATAGCCGCACAAGTTGTTGATTACTGGGATGAAGTAGACCAAGATACAATTTTATCAATATTAAAAGGTATCTTCTCTATGACTGGTACTGGAAATAAACCTTTTGTTGATAATCATACTGCCGATATAACTAAAGAGTTAGAAGCAAATACAATGGGCGTAACTACTTTAAATACTGCTATGCAAAGAGCATTAGGAGATAATAAATCTAAATTTTCTTTAGCTATAATGCATTCAGCTGTAGCAACTAATTTAGAAAACTTAAACTTACTAAATTATTTAAAATACACTGATAAAAACGGTGTTCAAAGAGATTTAGGATTAGCAACATTAAATGGTAGATTAGTGGTGATTGACGACTCAATGCCTACTGAAGAAGTAGCAGAACAATATATGAAAGTTGATTCAACTGTTGAAGGTGCATTAAAAGTAGTTGCAAGTAGTGCTACTGGAGCCCAAATAAATAAAGCTGAAGTAACTCCAACTGTTGCTGGATATACTCCTGCTAATGATGATTATGTAGTAAAATTACCTGCATATACTTCTTATACTACATATGTTTTAGGTGAAGGTGCTATAGAATACACAGATGCAGGTGTAAGAGTTCCAAGTGAAACTGATAGAAATCCATCTAAAAATGGTGGACAAGATACCTTATATAGTAGACAAAGAAAATGTTTTGCACCATATGGTATAAGCTTTACAAAATCATCTATGGCATCTGAATCACCAACTACTGCCGAGTTAGAAAAAGGAGTTAACTGGGAATTAGTAAGTAATATGGATGGTTCAAGCAAAAAATATATCAACCATAAAGCAATTCCTATAGCTAGGATAATTTCTAGAGGGTAATTTTTTAATTGTAATTTCTAGAGAATAATTTCTAAAGGATAGGAGTTGTTTTAAATGACTAACTTGGATTTAATATTACAAGAAAAGTTTCCTAACGAAAGCGAATCAAGTTTAGTCATTCATAAACAACTTGCTACTCAAAAGCTATTACTTTATTTTAAGAATAGACTTAATAGAACTATAACAGCTGAACAATTAGAAACAGAGTATCAACCTGCTCTGTTTCTTTTAATTTCTAATGCAGTTAATTATTCAAGTGTGAGAGGTGTCAAATCAATTTCTCAAGGAAATAAGAAAACTACATTTGATGAAAGTGTTAGTTCTAGCGGTGCTTATGATATAACTAACGAGATCAAGGAACTTTTACCTGTAGCAGTAGTTAAATTGAGAGGTTAGGTGGTAAATGTGTTCGGATATAACGAAGACAGTGCAACTTTATTCAATATATCTTTAGATGAAAATCGAAAACCCATTTATCACCGAACTTATTTAACGGGTATCGATTGGCAACAAGCTACAGGAGTTAAATTTTTAAAGACAACCGGTTCATCTGCGGATATAGATAATAAAATATTAGTTTTTGTAAATTATGGGACTTATGAAGGTAAAACTTACATAGGTCCTAAAGAATTTAGTAAACTTGAAGATAAAAGTAATTATTATACATTCAACGAAGGAGAAGATATTCTCTTAAAAGGAATACATGACATTGAAATTACAAATTCTCAAGAGTTTAATGATATTCAAAAAAACTATGATGATGTAGTTAAAATCATCAATGTTACTAAGTGTGAATTAACAAAACACTTTGAACTAGGATGTGAGTAAAATGGCAACTTTAAAAGCAAAAGTTACTGTTAATATAGACTATGACAAAATTGTAAATCAAAGTAAAATAAATAGAGCGCAAAAACAACTCGTAAACCTAGTAAGAACAAAAGCCGACCCATACGTACCTTATTTATCAGGAGATTTAAAAAATACTGCTCAAGAAAACAAAAAAAGTATTGTATATGCTAGTTATCATGGGGGTACAAAGTCATATGCTGCTATTAACTACTATACTAACAGAGGTATGGGTAGAGAAGGTTTAAATCGTGGCGGTAAAAGGGGTAAACAATGGATAAATCGTATGTGGGTTAATGAAGGAGATGCAATAGTAAATGAAATTGCAAATACAATAGGAGGGAAAGCAAGTAAATGACAATTAGTTTAGATAAAATAGAAAACAGAACTATTACAGATAAAATAATAGATTTTTTCTTAAAATGCCCTCTAATAGACGATAAATCTCCTATTTCTGCTGATTATATAGGTGATGAAATAGGCACTTATTCAGTCGATGGTTCGCCTTCAGAAACTATTTTAAAAACTTATGTTGATGGTTCTACTGAAAGGCAATTAATTTTTGATTTTACTAGCAGAGAAAGTGTTGAAGCATATAACAATGAAAAAAATATTAGTTTTTATGAAAAATTAGCAGAGTGGGTAGAAACTCAAAATAATGAAGGAATTTTACCAGAGTTAAATTATCCACTTATAGCTGAAGAAATAAAAGTATTAACACATGGATATGTCGAGCAAATGAGTGCGAATAAAGCAATCTATGTTATTCAAATGAAACTAGTATATAAAAAAAGGATTGTATAGAAGGAGGTTAATATTATGGCATTAATGAGAAAAGATGTTGCAGACTACTTAAATGTAGGTACTAGTGAAGCAGAAGAATATGTTTTACTAGGATATGGGTTTGAAAGTTTAGATGAAGAACCTGGAGCACAAACTGATACAACTTGTTATATAAATGATGAAACATCTTCTACTTCTGTAACAAAATATGAAACAAAATTTCCATATGTTTCTGAAATGATACCAGATGAAAAAGGAATAAAAAATTTATGGTCAACTGGTAGAAATCACGAAGTTGGAACAGCTGCAGAAAGAGATTTTGTTCGTGTAGATATGTATGATCCTGTATCAGGAAGTGAAGGAACTTATCAAGCAAGAAAATTTAGAGTTTCAAACGAAGTTTCTAAATTTAGTGGTGATGGTGGCGAAAAAATAAAAGTTGAAGGAAGTTTAAATGCTATAGGAAAAGTTGTTCAAGGTACTTTTAATGTTTCAACAAAAACTTTTACAGCAACTCAAGCAGCAACTCAAAGTAATACTGCTAAAGAAAATACTGTAAATTAATTAAAATTAGGGAGGTTAAAATATGAACGATTATACAAAATTTAATATATTAGGTGTGGAATTAGAATTTGATTTTTTAGATTTAGATGAAAAAGAATTTTTTGAATCAGTTTTTTCAGAAACAAACAATAAAATATCAGAAGTAGCTAAAGATGATAAAGATTTTCCTATTGAAAGTGCTAGAAAATATTGTGAAAGCATAATTGGCTTGTTTGAAGAATTGTTCGGTGAGGAAAAAACTTATGATATTTTTTCAGGTAAATGCAATTTAATGAAATGTACTACAGCTATAAAGGAATTAACAAAAGCTAAATTAGAACAAGATAAAGCACTTGCAACAGAATTAAAATCTGTTACTACTATTTCTGAAGAAGTATTCGGAGAGGAAGAAATTTCTCTTAATAGACAACAACGTAGAGCTATTGAAAGAAATAAGAAAAAATATAACTAATGAGTATAAGTATTTTAACCGATTTTTTACCTATTGAAGTTGAAATAGAAGGAGTGCGATATCCAATTAACTGGGATTTTCGCACTTCTATTTTATTTGAACAGTTAATGTTAAATAATAATATTAGTGAAAAAGAAAAATCAGATGAGGCTCTACAACTATATTATGGTTATGAAATAGATACAATTAAATATATTAATAATAATAATATTAATCAATTTGTTGAAGAAATGTTATTATTTTATAAGTGTGGGAAAAAAATTATTAGTACTAACGAAGATTCAGAAAAGAGCGAAAACTCTAGTAAAAATGAAATTATCTATAGCTTTGAACATGATGATTTTTACATTTATAGTGCATTTATGCATGATTATCACATTGATTTACAAGATATTGAAGGATTACACTGGTGGAAATTTAAAGCATTATTTAATTCTTTATCAAGTGATTGTAAATTCATAAAAATATTAGAATATAGAAGTATTGATTTATCTGAGATACAAGATAAACAGCAAAAGAATTTCTATAGAAAAATGAAAAAACTTTATGCTTTACCTCAGTCATTAGAGGAAAAGGAAAAACAAGCATTAATAACAGAAATGCTATTGAAAGGTGAAGATCCTAGAGAATTATTAAGACAATAGTTATGTTTTTGTACTATAATATTATTATAGGGGGGAGTATAGTATGAGAAGAAACTCGGGGTCCAATATGAAAAACATTTTTATTGTAATAATAGCTTTTTTAAGTATTGCTATAATAATTGCTGCAATTAGTGCAATAACTAATAAAAAAAGCAGTGTTGCTATAGAAAATTCTAATATTGAAGAAAATCAAGTATTAAGTGATAGTGAAACATTAAAACTTTTTTCAAAATATCATAAACTTTATGATGATAGTATAGAGTTAATAAACAGTGGTATAAGCGGGAAGATATCAAAAAAAATATTTAATAATACAAAAGGATTAAGTAATGAAATAAGAAATCTTAATCTAAAAGAAAGTTATAAAGATGAACAAAATAATTTTGCTATAACTTTTGATTATTTAAATAAATCTATGAAAGCATATAACGATTATGTTTATTTTCAAAGTAAAAGAGTAGATAAATTTGATACAAGTTATCGCCATTGTTTAGATGAATATAATACTTATCTTAAAAAGTCTGAATCTTATTATGATTTAATAGATTAATTAATTTGCAGAACACTTCGGTGTTCTTTTTTTATGCCTAAAAAGGAGGTGAGGGTATGGCAGCAGATGGAAAAGTTGTTATAGAAGTTGAATTAAAATCTGACCAAGTTGAAGGTCAGTTAAATGAACTTAAAAATGCCTTTGCTGATTTAGGTGGTGTTGGTAAAGTATTTGGAGAAATGAGTTCTCTAGTAGGGACATTTTCAAATACTTTTAAAGCATTAAGTGGAATTGTTGGCCCAGTTGCAGCAGGAGTTGTTGCAGCAGTAACTACAATGGTAACTGCTTTTTCAAAGTTATATGATGCTAGTAAACAAAATTTCTTTGAAAACTTGCAAAATATATCTGAAAAATTACAGCCTGTTGTAGATATAGTTCAAAATGCAACAAATACTATTTTAGATTGTTTTAGTCAAGTTACAGCTTTTAATTTTGATTTCAGTTCCTTAATGGCAGATGCTATTGAATTTGAAAGTTCAATGGCTCGTGTATCAGCAATTATGGGTGTTACTGGAAAAGATATTGAAGTCTTAACAGAAACAACTAGGCAATACGGAGCAACCACTAGGTACACCAGTACAGAGGTAAGTGAAGCTTTCCAATACATGGGTATGGCTGGATTTTCACTTCAAGAGTCACTCGCGTCAATCAAAGATGTTTTGAACTTAACTACGATTGGAGCCACTCAACTTGGTACAGCTAGTGATATTGTCACTGATGGACTTACAGCAATGAACATGTCTGCATCTCAAGCATCAAATTTCGTAGATTATATGGCAGCAACTATTACTCGTAGTAATACAACTGTTGAATTAATGGGTAGACGTTTTGCCCATGTAAAAACTCTTTAATTCGGTGAAACACTAAGTTGACAAGATTAGTTAAGAACTTTATAATAATATTTAACAGTTTCCCCCATAAATTCAAAGGAGAGTGTTAAGTTGGTGAGAAGATTAACTGATGAAGAATTTAAAGAAAGATTATTAAATTATAATAATGGAGAATATGAAAATGTAGAACCATACATAAATAAAAGAACTAAAATTTTATTTAAACATAAATGCGGAAAGAAATTTTATTCTTATCCAATGGATGTATTGTATGGGAAGAAACATTGCCCTGTATGTATTAAGAAAAAAATAAGTGAATTAACTCGAAAACCAAAAGAAAAATTTCTTGAAGAATTTAATGAATTAGCAAAAGGAGAATATACACTTTTAACAGATTACGAAAAATCTAATAAAAAAGTAATTATAAAACATAATGTTTGTGGGCATAAATTTGAAGTCACACCAAATAATTTTATAAGCAAGAAAAGTAGATGCCCATTATGTTTTGGTGGAAATATAAAAAAGACAAAAGAACAATTTAAACAAGAAATTTTAGAGTTAACAGATGGAGAATTAATAGTAATAGGTGATTATACAAACAAAAATACATTAATAGAAGTATTACATACAGAATGTAATCAAGTTTTTATGGCATACCCTAAAAGCCTTCTAAGAGGTTGTAGTTGTTCTCATTGTAAAGAAAGTAAAGGGGAGAGGGAAGTCAAAAGGGTTTTAAAAAAATTAAATTTACAATTTAAAAAACAATATAGATTTAAAGATTGTAGAGGAAAAAATATCCATTACCTTTTGATTTTGCTGTTATAAAAGATGATAAAATAGATTTTTTAATTGAATATGACGGAGAACAACACTTTAAACCTATACAATTTAGAGGTATAAATGATAAAAAAGCCCTTAAATTACATAAAGAAACGCTAGAAAGGGATAATATAAAAACAAAATATTGTCTTAATAAAAATATAAGCCTATTAAGAATACCTTATTATAATTTTAATAAAATTGAAGAAATAATATGTCAATATGTCAATACCGAGCCAAGCTAGTTAGGAAACTACTAGAAGGTGTAACGACTAGGTAAAGTAACCTAAGAAAAAAGAACCTGTGTAGGTTCTTTTTTTATGGAAAAATACCCACGAACAGGAGTGATTTATTCTTAATTGAATAATGAAAGATATAGTCTAAACTATATGGAAACATATAGAGCATAGGATAAAGAGCCTATGGTTAATCACAAAAATTGGAAACAATGAAGTATGCCGGTTCAGTAGCTGGGACATTGGGCGTTTCTATGGATGATTTATCAGTTGCTATCGGTCTAATGGCGAATTCATCAGTAAAAGGAAGTCGTGCAGGGACTGCAATGAGAACATTGTTGGCAAATTTAAGTGCACCTACTGAAACCGTAGCAAAAGCTATGGATAAATACGGAATAGGACTTGTTACTGCGAAAGATGGTTCAGTTGACTTAGATAAAACATTAAGAAATTTAAGAAGTAGTTTAAAATCATTACCTTTAGTTGAACAAGCAGCAGCATGTAAAGATTTAGCTGGTAAAACAGGTATGACAGGTTTACTATCAATTGTCAATGCTACGGATGATGCATATGATAGTTTAACTGATAGTGTACAAAACTCTACTCAAACAGTTTCTTATTGGAATCAAAATTTAGGAGAAGCAGGAGTTACTGGAGAAGAATGTAGTAAAAGAATAGATAACTTAAAAGAAGTTTTAAGTCAAACAGAATATTTAGGTGCTGCATTCAACATGACTACACAAGATATGGCTTTAGCATTACAAGTTTTAGGTTCTGATGCAAAAGTAACATCGAAAAATGTTGAAGATTTATTCGGTGTATTAGATGCAATGAGAAATCCTACAAATTCTCAGAAAAAGCAATTTAAAGAACTTGGATTAACTTATAAAGAAATTAATGATGATGCTTTTGACTATAGTGCTACTTGTGACATGATTAATGAAAATACAAAAGGAATAGTAGATAGTGCTAAAGGGTTAAAAGATGTTGTTTCTAAACAAGAAATAATTGATAAGTTAAATCCAGATATGTCACTTAAGGAAGCTAATAAAGTATTAAAAGAATATGGAATGTCTGCTAAAAGCGCATCTACCGGCCAAATAGACTTAATAGCAAATTTAACTCAGTTAAGAGAAAAATTTGGCAACATGGATCAAGCGACTAGAGAACAAATTTTAACAAATTTAGGTTTATCTGATTCTTTAGATGAAATAAATGAAATATGTGGTTTATCTGATGAACAATTCAAATTATATTGTGATAATTTAAATTTAGTAACTGGATTATCTGAAAAAATGGCGCAAGCTATGGATGAAACAACTAAAAACAAATTATTAATTTTATCATCTGCTTTACAAGATGTTGCGATACAAGGATTTGAATTTTTAAAACCAGCTATTCAATCTACTTCTGAAAAATTAGCTGAATTTTTCAGTGTTTGGAGAAGTGGAAATAAAGAAGGTACTACAGAAGATGGTCAGGTCTTATATACATTTGAAAATTTTAAAAAGGCATTGGATAATATGCTTGGATATATAAGAAATGCAGATATATCAGGAGCGATTCAACAAGCTTTTAGTGGAATTAATACTTTTATAACTCAAGGCGGATTAAGTAGAGTATTAGCTATCGGCAAAGAAATTATACATCAAATTTGTCAAGGAATTATAAATAGTAAAGGCGATATAAGAGAAGGTATTTCAAGTGCTATTAAACAAATTTCAGAATTTGTAAAAGATGTTGCTCCAGAAGTTGAAGAAGCTGGTAGAGTAATTTTAGATGCTTTAAGAGACGGAATAAAAAACAATTCAGACAATATACATGATGCTTTAGATGCAGTTGCTTCAGCAATGAATTCCTGGGTAGAAGGAAGTGAACAAATAAAATCTTTAACTGGTAGCTTTGCAGATATTTTTATTGATAGTTTTATTGAAAACTTAACTGACAGATTTACTGGTAGAGCATCAGAACTTTGGCAAGCAATAACAAGTTGGATTACTAGTTCTAAACCTGATTTTAGCAAAGGTGGTACCGGTATAATACAAGGTTTAGTAAATTGGTTTACAGGGGAATCTTATGCTGATGAAAAGACTGGTAATGAAAAACCTCTTAATACTAGCAAAGATTCTAATAGTAACAAAATAAATTCTAAACTTTCTAGTATGAACACAGATGAAATAAAAGCATTACAAACACAATTAACAGCTTTACAGACAACAGTACAAAGTGTTTCAAATTCAATTTCTCAAGCATTTACATCATTACAAAATAATTTAAGAACTAGTTTAGTTGGATGTGCAAATATAGCAAGAAATCAATTTGTAAGTATATCAAACGTAGCTAGAAATCAATGCTTAAATGTATCTAATATAGTAAGAAACCAATTTCTATCTATTAGTAATATAATACGTAATCAAATTACAAATGCTAGAAATGTTGTTACATCACAAATGATAAGCATGAAGAATGTTATATCAACTCAAGTTTCAGAGGCTAGGAATAAACTTACATCTCAAATGATATCAATTAGAAATGTATCTAGAACACAGATTACACTTGCTAGAAATGCTGTTACATCTCAAATGATATCAATGAAAAGAGTTATAACTACTCAATCAAGAGAAGCAAGAAATAACTTTACAAGACAAATGATAAGCATGAAAAATGTTGCTAGAACTCAATCAAGAGAAATCGGTCAACAAATGGCTAACGGTGTTACTCAAGGTATTCAAAGTGGTACATCAAGAGCAGTTAGTGCGGCAAGGAGTCTTGTTAATCAAGTTAATGCAGAAATGAAAAAGACTGCTAAAATAAATTCTCCTTCAAGAGTTACTACAGAATATGGTGAATTCATGGACGAAGGTTTAATTAACGGTTTAAAAAACAAATCAAAACAAGTATATGAAGCAGCTAAAAATGTAACTGCTGAAATGCAAAATGCAATGAAAATGGCTGTTCAATCTGAAACAACTAAGTTTTCATTAGAAGCTAGTAATAATAGTAATCTTAGAATTATAAATAGTGTAAGCAATAATACAGTAAAAGAAATCGCTAATTCATTAGGTGAAACCTTGAAAGAAACTATAGGAGATATAAGTGATAGACCTATACAAGTCCAAGCTAACATGGATAAAGTAAAAGTTGTAGATATAATTGCAAAACCTATCGATGAAAAAAATAAACGAGATGAAAAAAGATTAAATAGATTGGAGGGAATAACAAGTGTTTAAGTTTAATAACATTGATTTAGAAATGTTTGTCAAAGTTATTTCGATAGATACAACTTTGATGTCAGAAAGAGTAAATAACTTTTTAGATCCTCCATCTAAAAACGGACGATATTATCAAAATTCAAAATATGATTATAAAGAAATAACGATTACTTTTGATATAAAATCAGATACAGAAGAAGATTGTAAAGATATTATTGATACTTTATCATCTATATTTGATGTTTCTGAGGAAAAAGAACTTGTTATAGATGACAATGAAAGAGTTTATCTAGCAATTCCTGACGGCAAGTTTTCAAAAGAAAAAATTACTAAAGGTATGCGAAGAATAAAAACATCATTTATATGCCCAATACCTTTTTCGCACAACAGTGATGCAAAGATTTTCAATGGTGGAAAAAAGATAACTGTTACAAACGAAGGAAATACAAGCACTCCTGCTATAGTAGAAGTTGATTTCAACGGTGAAGCAACATATTGCCAAATAGATGGTCAAGACGGAAAAGCAATACTTGTTGGTGAATATCCTAGTTTAGTTAACGAAAAGAAAGAAAAAAATTCTACTATTGTTGATGAACCTTGTGAAACTACAGAAAAATTTGTATCAGTAACAGGGGAAGTTGATGCTAAAAGAACTATAACTGGTACTATTCAACCAAATGATGGTGGCTCTAGTTGGTGTATACAGGCGGCTGATTATGGCAGTGGGGACGATTGGCATGGACCTGCATTAAGATATAATTTACCTTCTAATATTACTGATTTCGAATGTAGTATGTATTTTTATCATGACAGTACAGGTAAACTTGAATATAACGAGTTTGGCTCTACTAATGTAACAGAAAAGACTAAATACAAAGTAACATCTACTACTGTAAAACTAAAGGAAAAAAGACTTTCTAGCAGTAAAACATTGCTAAGTATAAAAAAAGGTGTTTATTTAACTGCAGATGAAATTGTAAATGGATGGATAAAAACTACATATAGTAGTCAAACTGGATGGATAAAAATTTCAACCGGTTTGAAAAAAGTTACAGTAACAACAGCAAATTATTACACAAAGCAATCAGTATCTTTAAGAGCAACTGGAAGCAAAAAAGCAAAACTTTTAGCTACTATTCCGAAAGGTACTTGTATTGTTGTATACCCAAATAGTAAACAAGGAAAGTATACGAAAGCAACTTATAAAGGGCAAACCGGATATGTTTACACCGATTACATTATAGAAGGGGATAAAGTTCAGATAGAAACGGATAAAGAAGTTGATACTGCAGAAGATAAAATGGGTATTGTAGAATGTTATGGATTAGATCAAAAAGGTAATAAACTTTTCAAAGTTATGATTTGTGACGAAAATGAATACTTCGAAGCTACTTATCCACTTGTGCAAATTGGAAATGTAGAGTTTTTAAAGGATTCAGAATTTAATATACCTAAGATTGACCCAATAATTACAACAAGTGGTTCTGATGACAGTTTAACTGTTACGAAAAAAACCCCTCGAAGTGGTAAAACAGGTAATTGGAACGAGTTTAAAGGCCATTTTACAGTAAGACGAGAAAATAACGAGTGGTATGCAGAAGTAGTAAAATACAATGAAGCTGGAGAAATAGTAAAAACATTGCCAAGTGAAAGAATGAAGAGTGACAAATTTCCTCTTGGTGATTTAAATCATATTGTTATCTTCTTTGGGAAATATGCTGATAAAAAAGTTGTTGATACTATGACTTTTAATAGATTAGTTATAGAAAAACTAAATGAAGATGGAGAAGATGAAAATATTGATACTACTATATTTAAGCAAGGCGATACATTAAAAGTAGATTTTGCTAACAATGAGGTTTATATAAATAATGTAAAAAACATGGAACATGTTGATATAGGCAGTAATTTCTTTGAAATCCTCCCAGGCGAATACAATTTAAAAATTTCAAGTGATGCAGATATTACAAGTTCTATAATTTTTAATGAAAGGTGGTTGGATTAGTTGGAATTAGTTACTGAAATATATATTCTAAATAGAAATAAAAAAATAATAGACGTGCTATCTAATAACGGGACTAATCCAAATAGTCCTTTTTTTGATGATATTTATAAAATTTATTTAAATACAGGAGCAGAAAGTTTTGAATTTTCTACAGTGACAAATAGCAGAACTTCGAGTTTGCAAAAGGGCTGTTTTATTGCTTTTAAATATAAAAATAAAACAAAATTATTTCAAACAATAAATACATCAAGCGAACATTCTGATGGTCTAATCAAGAAAACTTGTTATTGCGAAACCATTGGACTTGAACTTTTAAATAAAGTTGTTAGAAAAAGTATTTTACAAGGTGACGTAACTACATTTTTTAATTTGATTTTACAAGATTCAAGTTTTGAACTTGGATATGTAGATCCTCAAATCAATGAATTTAGAAGTATTAATATTGAAAAGCCAACACCTATTTATACTGTAATACAAGATAATCTTGAAAATTACAATATAGAAATAGAGTTTACGGTGGAAATAAAAAACAATAAAGTCTATAAACAATATATAAATGTCTATAGACAAAGAGGAAAAGTTACACATGAAAGATTTGAGTATTCAGAAAACGTAGATAACGTTAAGAAAAAAGAAGATTTATCTGAATTTTGTAGTGCTTTAATTGGATATGGCCAAAACGGAATTGATTTTAGAAATGTTGAATGGTTAACAGCTAACGGAAATCCAGCTGATAAACCTCTTAATCAAGATTTTATTTCAGATGAAGAAGCTCATATGTATTTTCACAACGATGATGGAAGTTACATAATGGGCGTTTATGAATGTGATGCTAGCAACCAAGCAGACCTTCTAAATGAAACATGGAAAGAGTTACAACGAAGAAAAGAACCTCAACTTGACTATGAAACAAATATAATTTATTTTTCTGATGACATTGATATAGGTGATACAGTTTATGTTATAGATAATGATTATGTAAAACCATTACATTTACAAGCTAGGGTAACAGAATTAGAAATATCATTTACCGATTGGGCAAAAAAAAGTAAATGTACATTAGCAAATTATAAAGAAGTAAAAAGTAAAATAAAAAATCTTACAAAAAGTGATGATTTAATAAAAGAAATAATTGAATTTCTTGGCGGTATAGGTGTAGGGGACTTAACCGACGAGGATATTGCAAAAATAAGAGAATATCTTGAAAAAATGGGAGTAGAAAAAGAAGAAATTGATAAAATATTTGATGAAATTAGCAATATTATTAATCCTAAACCAACTCCGCCTGATGAAGGTGATGATGGCGACCCTATTTATATAACTGATTATAAAAACGGGGTATGGCTTGGTGATGATAGATTTTATCAAATCAAAAAATCTAATACAGTTTCGACTACAGACCCAGCTAATGACGAGTATGCAGAAGCATTAGCATTATATGAAAAATATGACATAAGCAAATACCAAAATAAAGCAAATCTTAATAATTTATCATCTACAGGAAATAAATATAAGTTATATCTTATAGTTGAATATTATGCTAGAAAATTTGGATTAGACCCCAACTTAGTATATGCAGTTATAATGGGAGAATCTAGGGGTGACCCTTACAGTACTACTGGTAGTAATGGTGGCTACGGCCTTATGCAATGTGAAAGAAGTACGTACTTCAAAGAGTGGGGGAATAAAGCTCAAACCATAAAATATATAGATGGCACAACTAAAACATTCCTTCCATCTTATTCCAACATGACTCCATACAAAGGAGGGAATGCTACTTTAAGTGGAATTACAGTCGATAGAAATATCTTAAATCAAATAAGATTCGGCTGTTGGGAATTGAGACAATGCATAGATTATGCACACGGAAACATATTTGCTGGATTAGTAGCTAATAACATGGGACAAGGTTCACTTAACTGGATAGTATCAAAATATGTGTGCGATAAATACGGATATACATTTGTTGATTCTTACTATTTAAGTTCTCAATCGAATCAAACAAAATTGAAAGTTTATGAGGAATTAGATAGCCTAAAATTTGATTTTGCAGCTTACAGACAAACACTTAAAGACCAAAAAGGATTAGGAACACCGAACAACGTAGAGCTATATCTATGTTGGTACAAAGTAGTAGATGGTCAATTACCTTACTACAAAGATGCACAAGGAAATAAGCTAGGATATGGAGTAGGTGTATCTACTCCAAAAGGAACAGGCAAAGCAAGTTCAAGTGATACAAGACAAATAATAGTTGACACTGCAAAAGCTATAGTACAACAACACACCGACAAATTGGCTACGTATGACCAATCATACAGAACATGGAACTTCAAGAAACCAAATAAACGTAGTGGGACATTCTATGGCATTAAGAATCCGATTTGCTATGACTGCAGTTCTATGGTTACTTGTTGCTATGGTGAAGCTGGACTAAAAAGTATATTTCATAGTGATTCATATTGTGCATATGGTACATTGGTTAAATATGCAACGGCTAAAGATGGGTATAAAATGTTTAAAATCACTAAAACATCTATAGAAAATATGAAAGCTGGAGATATTATAATGATGTGCAATAATGAATGTCCTACAACATTAACTAGAGCGAAAGCTATGGCAAAGAACTTTACACATCATACGTTAATTTACTGCGGTAAAGAAAACGGAACACATATGGTAGCTCATGCTAGAAAGTGGGATTATTGGCCAAAGGCTATAAGGTATATGCCAGTATACAATGATATCTATAAATATGGATTCTGTTTACGACCTTATGACCTTGTCGAAGCTGATAACAATAATGTGGAGGACACTCCTATTATCGACAAGACAGATATGAATGAAGTGTATATAAAAGCTGTTAGAAAAGCAAATGCATATGATTTTTATGATGACAACAATAATTTGTCAAATAAAGTAGAGGGGCTATTTGAAGATGATGATAAAGTTTATCCAAGTTCATCACCTTATGCACTTGTTCATTTTGGATTGAATGATCTAACAGAAAAAGGTATAACAGGAATTAAAACTCTTACAAATATCTTAAAAACAAAATATAGAAATACACCGATTTTCATATTAAAGGAATTACATGTTGGAACTGCTTATGCAGATTATACAACTGTAAATACTTCTATAGATGCATTTAACACTGAAATTAAAACATTCTGTGACAATGAAGAAAATGTATTTTTATTAGATATTTCTAGTAAATTAGAAACTTATACAAGTGTATTAAACTCAAATTACACCAATGACGGTTATTCTTTTAAGGATGATACTAGCATTGGTGTTTTTTATGATGCAATAAAAGAAAAATTACTAGCTACCCCTATCGGCTATAAAAAGAAAGATGATAGTGGCAGCACTGGCGGTGGGAACGATGACGATAGCAATGCATCGAAACGTGAAGGTAAAGTTATAGATATCGTATTAGAAAGCACAAAAACTTACACTTGGCCTAAAATGACAATAAAATCACTTACATTTAAACTGCAAAGTGATGTAGATAAAAGTTTTTACGCTAGAATGATATTTACTACTGCAGATGAAATAAGTTACTCACAAAGTAAAATTTGCTATCTTGAGGGCGTAGATTGTATTGCTGGGCAACTAGTACCAAAACCTAACACTGGATATAAAATCACAATAATGGCCAATGTAAATAGTTCAATAGATTATAAATATTACGGCTCTGTGTCAGTAGACAAGGGCGAAGGATATGCAGACCCTTATACTTTTAAAGGTGGAGAAAAGGTAGCAGAAATAGCAAAAACATACCTTAATCAAACGGGACTTGAATACAGGGGACAATATTCTACAACAGCAGTAAAAACACCCGCATCATATTCGAATCCAGCTAAATATCTAGATAAATGGTACGATTCGAGCAGAAAAAAGGCACAAATAGACTGTAGTACACTAACAAAATTTGCATATATGGGATTAGATTATGACCATTCCCCTTATGCTAACCACAAGATGACAAGTCTAAAACGTAATACTGCTTATAGTTGGGCGTTTACATTCCCTCGTACTGCAGCAGAGCAAGCTGAATATTGTGTTAAGAACGGTTGGGTTTTACATGATGTAGATATAATAAATTTCAGCAATTTAGAGCCTGGAGACATTGTATTTTGGGATAGAGATAACAAAGAAAACGGTCGTTATATGAATTGCTCACATGCAGCTATTGTTATTAAAAAAACAGAAGATGGTGGTTCGGTATATACAATAGAATCTACTCAATGTGAAAACGGTGTGAAGACAAGATTGATAACAGAAAACAAAACAGATAAGATACTATTCTGTGCTAGACCTAAGAAATTATAGGAGGGATTATTATGAGCAATATAGAGACTATAACTAGAGAGCATGATAATTTCTCCTCTAGTTATGATGAACTTGTTTCTTTACTTGAAAGAGTAATAACAAATAGAAAAATAACACAAGATGACAAATATGATTTAGAAAAGGCGCATGCCACTTATTCAGAAAATTATAATGAAGTCAAAAGAATACTAGAAAATGAAAGACAGACTAATCTGAAAGAACAAATTAAAGCTGTAAGTGACAGTAAATTAGATGCAGATATAAAAAGCATAGTAAATATTCTTACGAATAATGGAGAAAAAACGACTTTATATTTAGATGAAGATGGAGTTTTATATATAGATGGGGAAAAAATTCCAGAAATACGTCAGACAAAACTTATAGTAGATGAACAAAATGGGAAAATTGAATCTTTAGTTGCTGATGGATTTGTAGAAGATGCCGAAGGGAATAAAGTTAAATTAAAAGTTCTATATTCAACATTATCTCAAACTGTAAATGGAATTGAGACAAATGTTGGTACTATAGAAGGGGTAGCCAATGACGCTAATTCAAAAGCAGAGGCTGCTATTACAAAAGCATCCCAATTAAAACAAACAGTGGATGGTATTAAGTCCACTGTAACAAGCACTAGTACTGTAGTAGATGGCTCTATAAAAGAAACTTATAACGAATTCTATTTATCTGACAGTAATACTTCTGCAACTGGAGGCACTTGGGTTACAACTGCTCCTGCCCCACAAGCTGGTAAATATATATGGTTAAGAGATGTGTATGTAACAAACAAAGGCGATAAAACTTATGGCAACCCTGTATGTATTACTGGAGCTAAGGGAGATAAAGGTGAACGAGGGCTTCAAGGATTACAAGGAGAGAGAGGAGAACAGGGGGTACCTGGTAAAGACGGAGATGGGAAAACATCTTATTTCCATATAAAATATTCTAGTGTAGCTAATCCTACTGCATCTTACCAAATGTCAGAAACACCTGATATTTATATAGGAACTTACGTAGACTTTGACCCTTCAGATAGCACCGACCCTAATAAATATATTTGGTATAGATTCCAAGGCTTACAAGGTGAAAAGGGAGAACGAGGAATACCTGGAGTTGGGACAGATGGGAAAACAAGCTATCTACACATTAAATATTCTGATGACGGTGGCCGAACTTTTACATCCTATAACGGTGAAACTGTAGGTACTTATATCGGAACTTATACAGATTTTAATCCAAGTGATTCACATGATGTAGGTAGTTATACTTGGGCTAAAATTAAGGGTGACCAAGGTAGTGAAGGCATTGGCGTAAAACAAGTGCAGATATTATACTATGTACACTATAGTAAAACATCAGCTCCAAGTACTTCAGCTACAGGGTGGACAACAAATATCCCAGCTTATCAGACAGATAGATATTTATGGCAAGTTAATAAAATTACTTATACAGATAATTCGATAGCTTTTACTACTCCTGTATATCTAAGTAGTTGGGAGGCTAATAATAAAGCAGAAACTGCAATATCTATAGCTAACCAAACAAGTGAAAAATTTGAATGGATAGTGCAAAAAGGCTCTACAAGTTCAAGCATAACTTTGACTGATAGCTTAATACAAGCAATAGCATCTTCTAACATTCAATTGTCAGCTAAGAAAATATTAATCAACGGATTAATGGAAGGTTCTGGTTGGAAAATTACTGATGAAGGTGAATTAGATATTTTGGATCTAAATGTAAGAGGTAATTTTACATGTGATTCTTTAAATGTAGATACTTTGATATCAGCAGATATTCCACCTGCACTTTCTGAAAATAAAACTATCTATGTATCAAGTGGAGAAACAATTTCACAATATTTAGATGATTTACCGTTGAATCTTAATGGTTTTACAGTAGAAATCTATCTAACTTCAAATACAACAGAAAATCTTGAGTTGAGAAGACATGCAAATGGACTAGTCAATATATTTCTATGTGGTAACACAATAAAAGGAACTATACGAAGTATATATAATAATGCCAAATACAGTATTTATGGGGGTAATAGTACCACAGACACTACGATGGGTCCTATAATGCCTTATACTAGTTATAATGTGGGAAGTTATTATTATACTACTATATTTTCTGATTGCCCTAACGTAAATCTATATAACTTAAAAGTTTATGGCGACAGTGTAAATTCCAATTCTGTAGGAGTTGGAGCAACTCAAAAATCAAAAGTGTATATGGAAAATATATCATTTGTAGGTTGTAAATATAATTGTAGAACTTATTCGATGACTGAATTGTATTGTCAATCATCTTCTGGTCTTTCGACTGGAAATTCGTGGAATGCTGGTACAGGAGCAAAAATTGTGTTATATCCAGGACAACAAGCAGGTGGAGGAAATAATACATTTACAAGTGGTAATGGACAAATAATTTCTACTGGAGTTACTTTTGCATCTTCAAAAGATAGCGGTTCAAATACAACTACTGTCAACCCAACAACAACTAGATTTGAAACATTTAAACCAAAATATGCAGACACTTATAGAAGTTCAAAATACAATAACTGGGAAGGTAGAGGAAAATGTAGACAAGGTAATTGGGGATATGGTAATTGTAATGGTTATTGGTTCTATGGTAGCCAATTTGCAGAAGTTAAAGGCAAGAATATAACAAAAGTTGAAATAGATGTGGCTAGAAGTAGTGATATAGGTTCATCAGCATCAACTTCTCATACTTTTAGAGCACATACATATGGTAGCCGACCAAGTTCAACGCCTAGTTTTTATACTAGTTGCAACAAGTCTCTATCATTAGCATGGGGAGGAAAAGGAACAGTTACAATTACAGATTCGACTGTTCTAAGTGGAATAAAAAATGGAACAATAAAAGGATTTGGAATTCAGTCAACGTACGATAGTAGTCATTACTCAGCGCTAAGTAACGGAACAGTAAGAATTTACTATACAGAATAGGAAGGGGATGTGTTAATTTGATTAAATACAACTACGAAGTATCTGTAAATGAAAATAGAGCAAAATTAAATAAAGACATTTTTTTATTTAGAGGTAATAGAAATATACATTATTATTTTTCAATAAAAGGTGCACGTTTTGCCTTTGAAAAAGAAGGAGATTTAATAGAAAATGCAAATGCGATTTATGCAGCAGTTACAGTAATAAAACCAAATGGGGTTGAAGTTGCAAATGCTATAGCTCCAGTTGAAAATGGTTTAATTCATTTAAAAGTTACAGAAGATCTAATAGATGAAGAAGTTGAGATAGGGGATTTTGATTTAGTATTTGACTTGTTTGATGACAGTGATGGTGCTGTGACAATTCCTAAGATAAAAGGTCAATTTCATGTTCAAGAAAGACCTTGTACAACTTCAATTGGAACATTATCAGGAAATGTAAATGTTGTTAATCAGGCGGTGGTAGATTTGGCAATAGCAACACAAGAAAACGAACAATTAATCGTAGTAGATGATGATGGGAAATATGTTAAAACTACATGGGCAAAAGGAAATAAAATCAGTGTCGAAAGATTAAACAAAATAGAAAAAGGTATATACAACAATAGTTCTCAACTTAAAGATATTGCGGAGAAAATTGAAAGTGGAAATATAGGTAATAACGTAGAACCACAACTAATGGATATGCCAAGAATATATTTTAGTGAAGGTACTCTACCAACAAATAAAACTGCTATAATGATGAAATTCGACTATTATAGTAAAACTCATGAATATCATGGTTGGGCAGAAATAAAATGTCAAGGTAATAGTTCCATGTCGTATCCTAAGAAAAACTTTACTATAAAATTATATAAAGATAAGGGTAAAACAGAAAAACTAAAAATAGATTTTAAAGGTTGGGGTAAACAAAATAAATTTGTATTAAAAGCAAACTGGATAGATTTAACTCATGCAAGAAATGTTGTATCTGCTAGAATATGGGGAGATATAGTAAAATCAAGAAGTGGTTATGCTAATTTACCTGAACTACTTAGAACATCACCGAATCAAGGTGCAATAGATGGTTTCCCAGTAACAGTATATGGAAATGGATATTATCAAGGTAGATATACGCTCAATATTCCAAAAGATAGATGGATGAGTAATATGGATGATACTCTTGATACCCATTGTATTCTATGTGGAGAAAATTATGTAAGTGGTTGCTTCAGAGCATTACCAGCTATAAATGGTAGTGACTGGACAGATGAGTTACATGATGTGGTTCCAGCTACAATAAAAACAAGTTGGACAAATGCAATAAAATTTGTTATGAATTCAACTGACGCTGAATTTAAAGCTAATTTAGGTAATTACTTTGATGTTAACAGTCTAATAGATTATTTATTATATGGTATAGTAAGTACAGGACTTGATGCCTTTGGAAAGAATCAAATTTATATGACATACGACGGAACAAAATGGATTGCAAGTATGTACGATATGGATAGTACTTGGGGACTTTGGTGGGACGGTAGCAAGTTTGTTGCAACTGATTATGCTCGAGAAGAATTTCAAGATTTGAAAGACGAAGGTAATGGAGTAGTAAAACAAGGAAATTTATTATATTTAAGACTTCAAAATTTATTTATTAATGAAATCAAGTCACGATATGCAGAATTAAGACAAAACATATTCACATACCCTTATTTAGTTAATAAATTTGAAGAGTTTACACAAATTTGTCCTCAAGATGTTGTTAAAGAGGATTATGCAAGTACAACTGTAAATGGTGCTTATACTGGTATTCCTTCTAAAACAACTAACAATATTCAACAGCTAAGAAATAATATAAATGCAAGATTAACATATGTCGATAATTACATAAATGCATTAGTTGAGCCTAAACCATGTACTGCAATTAGTTTAAATACTAATACTTTAGCACTTACTTCAACAGATACACAAACATTAACTGCTACAGTAACTCCTACAAATACCACTGATACAGTAATATGGAGTGTAAGTCCTACTGGAATATGTACAGTAGAAAATGGTATTGTAACTCCTATTAAGAATGGTTCATGTGTTATTACTGCAACTTGTGGAAAACAAACAGCAACTTGCAATGTAACTGTCAGTGGAATTGTAAAGCATTATACTATAACAAATAATTTAACTAATGTAACTAATAATAATAGTTCTACAAATATAACTGAAAATAGTTCTTATACTGCTACATTAACTCCTACTGATGGATTTGAGTTAAAGGATGTTACTATAACAATGGGTGGAAGTGATATTACAAGTACTGTATATAATAATGGAACTATAACAATAACAAATGTTACTGGAGATATTATTATAACTGCTAGAACAACTAATGATAATTTATTATCAGGAGTAACTTGGACAGAAAATGCAGATAGTGGCATAGATGTAGAAACTGGGATTATTAAAACTTCTGGGGATGCATATAGAACAATAACAAAAATTCCATGTAAACCTAATACTACTTATACTTTAAGCAATGTAAATGGAGCAACATTCATTTGGAAACAAGTATTTGTTTATGCTAGTGATGATGAGTTTATACAAGCATTTTGTACTACTGTATCTGATGGAACAAAAACAGGCCCAACAGTATTTACAACACCAAATAATGCAAGTTATTTATATGTAACAGCTTATCCTAATGGAGTTGAAAGTAATAATGACCCTTCAACACAATTAAACTTAAAAGCAGAGTAATACTATTTACTGTAATGTTAATTGAACTACTTATAATCGAAATAATTAATAGATATCTACCTTTTATAATGGGTAAATTTCTAGTCTTTTTATATGTAATATAGTTCGCAATTTAAAAATATTGCGTACCAATTTACCAAGTGAATAGGAGGATTTAATGGAATACAAAAGAGAATATTGTTGCCCAGAGTGTAGCTTGATATGGATTCAAAAAGTTAATGCTGGAGCTATTAATAATATTGTTTGTCCAGAATGTGAAAATCAATATAATTATGCATGTGATACATTTGGATATGCATATGCAGCTCAAAGCATAAAAGAAAATTTAGAAAAAAATAATAAAAAGATACATTATGATAAGGAACATCCTTTTTATAATAAATAAGATCATAGAGCAGTTATTAATTTAGCTGCTCTTTTTTATAAATAAAAATAAAAAGTAATTTTTCTTTATTTAAACCCCACAGTTGGACAATCCTAAAGTTAGTAAAATACTTAATTTAAAGGTGTGAACTAGAAAAATTCTACTTTACACCAGTTATCACACGATAAATCACATATGTTTTTAAAAATTATCACATATTTGATACCTTATACATATCATATATGTAAGAGGTGATGTTATGACAAATAGAGATATGGAGATTTTAGGATTTTTAACATTAAGTAGAATGTGCACTAGAAAACAAGTGCAAGAATTGTTGTTTGAAAATAAACATCAAAATGTACCTTTGAGAAGATTAAAAAAATTAGCTGATGATGGTTATGTGAACAGAAAAATGTTTAAGATAGAAAATACTAGAAGTGTTTATGTTTATTATTTAGACAAGAAACCAAGTAAGAAATTAGTGGAACACGATCTTTATATAACTGATTTTCTTGTAAAATTAATTAAAAACAATTATGAAATTATAGAGTTTAAGAGAAATTTTTCTTTAGGGAATATAATTTCTGATGGTTATATAAAGGTAAAAAAGAATAATAGAATAAAAAGAATACTGCTAGAAGTACAATTAAGCCCACATGATTGTATTAGTAAGTACTACAATTTTAAAGAGAATGTAATAAATAATACAAATTGGGAGGTCATGCCTTTGCTTTACGTTATTAATAATCAAGGTTTAGATAAAAAATTAATAGACATGAAAGTTATTTATGATAATGTAAAGATTGAAAAGGTGGGTGAGATAATTGGTTAAATTATTTGTAAATAGCATTTTTAATGCTGTTAATTCTTTATATAATATGATTTTTAAAATAGATCAATGGGATAGATTGTTTTATGAAATGAAATTATGTAATAGAAGTGAAGAATATCCTTTGTTAATTTATCAGTCTGAAGATAAAGAAAAATATTATTTTACCATTCCAATAGGTTTAAATATAGATGATTTTAGAAAACACAAGTTAGATATAAGTACTTTTCTTAAAGTTCCAAAGACTAATTTAAAAATTGAATATAAAAATAACTTAGCTTTAATTAGCGTTACAGATAGCAAAATTAATAATAATTATAATGATTACTTGTTTAATGATAAAAAAGGTGTTCCAATAGGGATAGATTTAAATAATGGAGATATAGTTTATTGGAAATATTATTCGTCTAATGAATGTCATTTATTAATTGCAGGTGCAACAGGTAGTGGCAAATCAGTCTGTCTAAATGTTGTTATAAATAATCTCATTAAAAGAAAAGATGTTGAATTGTATCTTCAAGATACTAAGTATGTTGACTTATATAAATATAAAGATAAAGTTAAATACTATGGTGAAGGTATTAATGGAATAGAAGAAATACTAAACAGGTTAATTAATGAAATGAATAAACGATATATTGAAATAAGAAAAAACAATAAAAATTTTAACTCAATATTTTTAGTTATTGAAGAATTAGCTACTTTTGACCCTAAAGAAGATAAAACTATTTATAAGTTGCTAGGTGAATTATTATCTAAGGGCAGAGCAGCAAGTATTTATGTAATATTAACAACACAAACACCATATGCGGAAATATTACCTGGACTATTAAAATCTAATATAAACACTAAAATCGGATTAAAAGTTAATACCAAAGAAGCATCAAAAGTGATAAGCGGTGATTATGATGCTTTAACCGATCTTAGAGGTAAAGGACATGGTAAAATATTTACAGCTACAGATGTGAAAGAAATACAATGTTTTTATATACCTAATAGCAATTAGGAATATGTTCCGATTGCAAATTACAAATTGGGAAATTAAAATTAAATTGTAGATAAAATAATTTCTCATTTGAAACCCCAACAAGCAAAGGAATCGGTTTAATAACCTTTTCCGGAAAGGACTTACTTTTAGAGTGGGTCCTTCTTTTGCTTATTGGTGAAAGAGGGTGATTCCAATGTGGACTTAATAAAAAAACATTTATATTTTAATCGAATTTTAATTTTAAAAGTTATATGTGTATATAGTATTTAGAGGCACTTACCATTTTTTCTAAGGGGGTTACTAATTTGTAATCCCTTTTATTTTGTAAAAAGGAGTTTGAAAAGATGAAAATAAATATAAAAACTCCAGAAGGAGTTCATGCTGAACAAAGAGAAATCGAAGCTTACATAAAACATATTCATAAAAAATATCCAAATCGAGAAATTGAATATCTAAATATAACAATAGATGATAAAGGATATGTAGATTTAGAATATAAACTTGTTCCTGTTTCATTTGAAAGAATCAGAAGAATCACAGGTTATTTAAGTGAGATTCGACAATTTAACGATGGTAAAAAAGGAGAACTTAGAGATAGAGTAAAACATACTTAAGAAAATTGAGAGGTATTAATATGCAAACAGAAATAATTGTTGCTATTATAGCATTTATAGGGACTTTAGCTGGTTCTTATTTTGCAAATAGTAAAACTACTGCAGTAATGCAAGAACAAATAAAAAGTTTAAAAGAAGATATAAATATTTTGTCAACTAGAGTTGATAAACATAATAATTTAGTAGAAAGAATGTCTGCAGTTGAACAATCAACAAAGTCAGCACATCATAGAATAGATCATTTAGAAGGATAGGAGGTTCATCATGATAGATTTAAATGTTATTAACAGTTATTTAGTCATTGGAGTTGTATTAGGTTGTTGTGGAATAGGATATGTTATAAAAACTAGCTTTGACTTTATTCCTAATAAGTATATTCCTTTCATAATGGCTGTATTAGGTGTTGTATTAAACATAGCAATATCTAAGTCATTTGATATGAATATTTTCTTAGGAGGGCTTTTAAGTGGGCTTTCTAGTGTAGGATTGCACCAAAGTTTCAAGGCTTTAATTGAAAATAAATAGGAGATGATATAATGTCAATAGTAAAACCAACAATAGTTGAAAAATGGCAAAAGAAAAACAAATATGGTAGACCTGGAACAACTTTAGTAACAAAAAAAATAGCCATTCACTATACAGGTGAGGCAGATGTCCCAGGATATAAAACTGTTTCATACTTCAATAATGTTGTTGCAAATGGAACAATAGTTAACGGAAAATATGTTTATGCATCAGCACATTTTGTGATAGATCTTGACGGAACTATTTATCAACTTATTCCAACTGATGAAAGATGCTATTGTACAAACTCAGCTAATAGATATGCTATAGGTATAGAAGTTGCCACAACAGGGCAAGATAATCATTATACAGATGCAACATATAAAAGTATGGTCCACTTATGTGCTTGGCTATGTCAATATAAAGGTCTTGACTGTAAAGAAGATATTATCACTCACACAGATGTAGTTGGAAAGGCATATAAACTTTGTCCGATTTATATGGTTAAAAATCCATCCAAAATGAAACAATTTAAACTAGACTGTGCAAATTTAAAGGCAGAAAAAATAGAACTTGATGATATAGTTAATTGTACTAATGGAAAAGGTAAAGTTACTAAACTTTCAAGTAATAAACAGTATTTAAGAATAATACATGATGAAGTTAATGTTCATAGTACACCAGATTTTAAAGCTGATAGTGTATGCGGAGTGGTTTGTAAAGGCGATGCTTATACTATAGTTGAAAAAGTAAAAAGAACTGGAACAGACATGTATAAATTAAAGGCTGGATATTATATAACGGCATCGACAAAATATGTAGAAGTATTTGAAAAATAATTCTATCAGACGCGACCGATAAGCGACCGATAAGCGACCGATAATATTAAAAGCTAGGGGATACTCTCCTCTAGCTTTTTTATTTTAGACAGCAAAAAACCACTCAAAGGCGAATAAGAGTGGTTTTAACGACAAAAACTAATTTATAGCTTTTAGAGAATAACACTCTAGTACCAGTAAAATGTAATTCTCTCTTTTTTTATTTATTAATTATTATATTTTAACTCTATTATAGACCAAAAGAGCATTGATAATCAATGTTCTTTTTATTTTATGGGTATGAAACTATAACTGTGGATTAATAAGAAAACGTACTTTGACAAGTGAATATAAAATTTATTACTTAAAATAACTTTAACTGTGGACTATATAACTTTAACTATGGTATAATGAGGTATATTTATAAGAAGGAGGTTATTATGAATTTTAAACAAGCATTAGAAGAAATGAAAAAAGGGAACAAAGTCAAACTACCTTCATGGGGTGGTTATTGGTGTTGGGATGACACTAAGCAAACTATTATGATGCACTGTAGACCAAAAGATGCAGATAAAGGACAAGGCTCTATATTAGACATAAGAGAAACACAAAGAGTTGAATATACTCTAAGTAATGTTTTATCTGATGAATGGGTAATTGCTGATAATGAAAACTGTACTTTATTAGGTGGTACTCCTACTTTTAACTTTGGTGAAGCTATAAAATACCTAAAACGTGGATTAAAAGTATGTAGACAAGGTTGGAATGGTAAATCTCAATACATAGAATTAGCATCAAATATTAGTTATAAATCAGCTAAAGGGGATATCGTTAACTGTGAACACGAATGTATAGGCAATAAAGCTATTGCATTTGTTGGTACAAGTGGAGTTCAAATGGGTTGGCTTGCTTCACAAGCTGATATGTTAGCAGAAGATTGGATGTTTGCTGAATAGGTGGTAAAAATGGAGCAATTAGTCAAAAGTAATTTTGAAGAAAATATAGATTGGATTTTTGAAAACAATCGTAAAAGAAGAATAGAGACATATAAAAAAGAGCATGAAAAGAAAGAAATAGAATCTAAGAAAGTAATAGGCGAACAAATCGAAGAATTTATGGAAGCATATTATAATGACTTAGAAATAGATTATGAAGCATTTTTTAAAGCATTAATCAAAAATAGTTAAAATTATCAGAAAGAGAAAAAGACAACATGAATATACTAAATTTACCAGAATTTGAAGTTTTAGACACAATACAAGATGACCACGATATGACGGTAATAGTAAGACCAGTTAAAGAGCCTGTAGCTTGCCCAGAGTGTGGAGGAGTTGAATATTATAAACATGGCAAATCTAAAAGGTTTGTAAGGGATGTAAATAGCTTTGGCAAACGAGTAGGGATTGAAATACATACACACAGATATAAATGCAGATACTGTGATACAACATTTAGCCAACATTATGAAAGCATAGACGATAGAGATAAAATCACTATTCGTTTAAGAGAACAGATAGAAAAAGAATCTCTTAAAAAGCCGTTTGCCAATATAGCAGAGGAATATAGTATCTCTCCTACCACAGTCAAGCGAGTGTTTAACAGTTACATAGAAAAGCTAGAAAAGGATATGACCTTCCTTACTCCAGTTATATTAGGAATAGATGAGGCGCATCTTAATAAGTCAATGAGAGCCGTTTACACCGATATAATTGGACGTAAGGTATTAGATATTCAACCAAGCCGTAAAAAGTCTGATGTAAAGGCTTTTCTAAGCAAATTGCCTAATAAGAATAACATAGAAGTAGTAACCATAGATATGTGGAGATACTACAAAGAGGCAGTCTATGAGGAGTTGCCAAAAGCTCAGGTAATAGTTGATAGATTCCATGTAATACAATTAGTTAACAATGCTTTAGAAGGTGAAAGAAAATCGTTTAAAGGCTCTCTAGATAGAAAGCAAAGGTCTAAGTTGTTAAAGGATAGATTCTTACTATTAAGGAATAAGGAAGATTTAGAACCTAAACAGATTTGGGATATGCAGCTAATGTTTCTAGATTTTCCACAGTTAAAGTTAGCCTATGAGTTAAAGGAACAATTTAGGGATATTTATAAACACGATAACCGAGAAGATGCTCTAAGGGCTTATGAGGACTGGAAGAAGGCAGTACCAAAGGATATGAAATACTATCAAGATGTTATTAAAACAGTTGATAACTGGCAGTATGAGATATTTAACTACTTTACTTGTAGAATCACAAATGCTTATACAGAGAGTTTAAACAACTTGATTAAGAACATCGAGAAAGCTGGTAGAGGTTACTCTTTTGAGGTGCTTAGAGCAAAGGTGTTATTCGGTACATCAGCGACTAGAAAACCTAAATATACAAGAGCAAATACAAGTAACAAAACATATACATTTACTACGACATTTAGTTGGAATGATTTCGTAGGAAGTACAAAATTAACAGAAGGTTTTGGAGTAGATATTCCACAACTGCTAGAGGTATTAGAGAGTGATAAATTTTAATTCACTCTCTTTTCTTTTCCACAATTAAAGTTATATACCCTATTTTATTTACAGTATTTTAATAGTTTTAATCCTTGTTTAACTGGAATATAGTCTGTTACTATTTCCGTATTCAACAGTATTAGATAATCTATCGTGTTTTAATCCTTGTTTAACTGGAATATAGTCTGTTACTTGTGACAAACTTTGGCCGTGTGTTTTCCAGTAAATAGTTTTAATCCTTGTTTAACTGGAATATATTCTTTTACTGAAGAGTTAGAAGCATTAAAGACAGAAAATGATACATAGTTTTAATCCTTGTTTAACTGGAATATATTCTTTTACTAACTATTAGACAATTAGAATACAAAACAGGCATAAGGTTTTAATCCTTGTTTAACTGGAATATATTCTTTTACTCGTAATAAATAAGATTAAGTAATACCAAAGTTTCTAATGGTTTTATATATTATAAAATTGTTTTAAAAACTAATATAAATTTGAAAATAACATATTCAACAAGGTATTAACATATACTTCTAATTCAGTTATACCAATCAATACAAGGATTGAACTGATAGTATCTCAATAATTTTGTAGTAACAGAACATATTCCAATCAACAAGGTTCCTTCTTCAACGGATTCCCTTTTGCCTAAGCTACTCGAGTTTGTGTAATCCTCCAAAGGCATAAAATCGGGGTTAAACCTCCCTACATACCGTAAATATCTTTTAAATGATTATTCTACGGGTTGATAATTTGCTAAATTAATTGCTGCATTTAAATCCCTATCAATTACAGTACCACATTCAGGACAAATATAAGTTCTGTCACTTAGTTTTAAGTCTTTATTAATATGACCACAATTAGAACAAGTTTTACTGCTTGGGAAAAATCTATCTGCTTTTACTAATTCAATTCCTTTAAATTTACATTTATAATCAAGCTGTCTAGTTATCTCGTATAATCCTTGCTTTCCAATAGCATCTGATAGATGTTTATTTTTCATCATGCCTTTAATATTTAAATCTTCTATCACAATTTTAGCTGGATTCATATTAACTATATCAGCAGTTATATTATGATTATAGTTATTTCTAATATTAGCAAGTCTTTTATATAATTTATTAATTTTTTTATTTACTTTTTCTATATTATTAGTTCTAACAAAATTTTTGCCTTGTTTATTGGTTTCATATTTTCGACTTTTTTCTCTTTGTAATTTTTTAAGCCTTTTTTCTATTCTCTTAATATGAGCAGTTTTATTAATATTTTTATATTTCTTACCTGTGCTAAGTATTGCAGTATCTTTCAACCCTAAATCAATTCCTATTGTTCCATTAAGTTCTGAACTAGTGTAATCTTCTTCATCTACTCCAACTGATATATACCAATTAAGTCCGTCAAAAGTAACTCTAGGATTACTATATTTATCTGTAATAGGTATGTAGTTTTTTCTGCTTAACTCAACCATTCCAATTTTAGGTAATTTAACTTGATTTTCGTTAATTTTAATTGCTTGATAATTAGGCATAAATGAAGGTTTTGCATGTTTTTTAGCTTTAAATTTAGGATAACCAACTTTTTTACCTTCTTTAAGTCCTTGAAAAAAGTTCTTAAATGCAGTACAGGCATCTGTATATGCTCCAACAAGTGCTATACTATCAACTTCTTTTAACCAGTCATGCTCTCCATCTTTTTTTAAAGCAGTTAAGTATTTGCTCATACCCATAGCACTTACAAATTTTTCGCCTGCTTCATATCTTTCCTTTTGAAAAGATAAACACCAATTATAAATATATCTTGTACAACCAGCAGTTTTAAACATTAATATACATTGTTCTTCTGTAGGTTCTAGTCTTACTTTATAACTTTTTATCATTTTTTGTCACCCCCTTATATATCTATTATATAACTTTTATATATAAAAATCAAGCAAAAAGTTATATAACTTGACTATAATTTTTATATATAGTAAGATTTTATAAAAAAGGAAGTGATACTATGGCAGTTAAACAAAGTAAAGTCGGAGTGCTTATAAATATGGATAGGGAATTAAAATCCAAATTAGAAGAATTAGCAAAAAACGATTGTAGGTCTTTAACAAATTTAATTAATAAAATTTTAAATGATTATATTAATAGTAAATAAACAAAAAAGCTAAGGCTATCTGAAACCTTAGCTTATCTTTTTAATCAGGCATTTCTTCTTCCATTTTAAGAAGACTTTCTCTTACAATTCTTTGGTCTTCATCTTCTTCTATTTGTTCTGTATTTTTTATTTGTTTAGCAACTTGTGAAACATCACCAAGAGTTACATTAACTTGTATATTGTTGAAGTCAATTTGTTTTAGGATATTCCACTCACTTAATATTACTTGTATTGCATCATTTCTGCTTGATAAATCTCTTTCTGCTTGAAACTTGCTTATCATATCCCAAAAATTTTCTTCTATATATACTGTACTTGATTTTTTTGCCATAATTAATCACCTTTAAAATTTTAATTTTGCAAACTTAAATAATCCAATTGCAGTAGCCATTTGAGAATTATCAACTCTATCAAAGTCATCAGACGGTTCAAGATTTAAAGAAGTTCCACCTGCTAAATATAACTTCATTTCATCTTTGTTTATCCAATTTTCTTCTACTATTTGATTTACTTTTTCAGAACCTAATTTATATGCTTTCTTTTTAAGTAGATCATAATCATCAGAACTATCTATTTCATTTACACTTTTTGCAATTCCACTTGCCATTAAGTTATCTTGTATTATTTTTAACATTGTACTGTTTCCGTATTCAACAGTATTAGATAATCTGTCATTAAATTGGAAACCTTTATCAAAATATGATAGTTCCATAGTTCTGAAACCAACGTTAACAAGTCCTACTGGCTTATCTTTATTTACTTTTCCATTAATAGCATAGTATAAAGCCGCATCGCCCTCTCTAGCGATTGTTACATCTTCTATAAATATTTTCTTAGTTGCATTTGTTATATTGTCTTTTATAGTGATTGTTTCGCCTTTATATGTATTTACTATGTCAGCTAATACTGATTTCTTATAGTTTTTATATGGAACTCCAAATACCACTTTTACAGTATCTTTTACTGCTATATCGTTTAATGCTGATGCAAATAATATCTTCATAGTATCACTTGTTTTTGAATCTTGTGAATTTCTTATAGAAGAATAAGATTCTCTTTCTGCTAATAAACCAACGAAATAGTCTTCACCTTCTATATTTAAGTATTTAGGTTTTTCGTAATTTTCAAAGTCAACTTTACCTGAACGTCCATCACCATATACTGACTTAAATATTGTTTGTTTTGCCTCTCCATCTACTTCTGTATAAGCCTTAATGTAACCTCTACCACCATCAAAGCCTATAAATTGAACATCTTTTTTAGCCATATATAAATCCCTCCTAATGTTAGTTGATATTTTAATAATATCTTAATTAAAGTATATGATAAAAAAATACAAAAGTCAATAAAATAGTTTAAATATTAATAACATCTTAATTATTGTTTAAATTTTGTTAATATGTTAATATATATTTTAGTTAATATTTTATTAAAATGTTGTTTATAGTTAAAATAATATTAATATATTAACTAATATTATTATTTTAGAATTATATATTGATTTTTGTTTTTTAAAGTGATACACTTTTTAAAAAGAGAAGTGACACACTTTACAGATAGGAGGTTTTTTATTTGGCTGTTTCAAAAGACAATACAAGAATAAATGTGAAACTCTCAAAAGCAGATAAGGCTCTTTTAAAAGAGTTAATGGAAAAGGAAGGATATAAATCAATGTCAAAGTTTGCAGAGAATATTCTTATTAATTACATGAAAAATAAAGAAAAATAAACATAAAAAAACCTACTTTTTTGATCGCGCCAACAATCAAATTGTACAGAAACTGTAGCAAAGTAGGTCTATCTTGTATCACATATATCAATATTGTATTTATATTATATCATGCATTTATTATATTTTCAATTCTTTAAGATAGATAAAAATTGCTACAAATCGATAAAATTCAACATAGGAGGGAAATAGATATGTCTAAGTTCGAAAGTAGCAATGAATCCAAATTTATAGCAAGCGCAGAACTAGCCAAAGGTTTTACAGTTATTCCAAATGAAATTATGAACGATATGAATTTATTAGGCCCAAATGCATTTTTTGTATTTGCAAAGATTTTACAATATATATCTAATCCAAATCATGTAATAAGTATACAAGGCTTAGCTACTCAATTAGGAGTAAGTAAAACTAGAGTATCTAATGGCCTAAATAAGCTTATAGAGGTTGGTTATATAAAAAGAACACCTCTAAAAAACGGTAACCTTACAAATGGTTATTTATACGAAGTTTTTAGCGAAAAACAAAACGTAGATATTACGAACGTAAACGATAACGTAAATACGAACATAAGCGAAAAAACTAATAACGATGAAAGCATTGAAAACACTACATCTCACCGTAATCCTAAAAACTGGGATACCGAAAATAGGGATACCAATTTCTGCGATACCGATTTTCGATACGCTAATAAAGAAAATAATAATAACAACTATATTAATAAAGAAAATGAAGTTGTTGTTGGTGTTGAAAAAGAAACAAAACTTATAGAACTATATAAGTCTTTTAAAATTGAAAAAAGATTTATGCCACATACTAAAAAACTACTTTTAGAATATGCAAATAAATTTGATTTAGATGTATTTGAACAAGTTTTTATAGCAGCAAGTGAAGAAAGTGTTAGTAAAAAATATGCTTATATGAAGCAAGTTTTTGAAAATCTAGATAAAAAAAATATAGTAACTTTAGATGATTATCAAAAGGATCAAGCAGAATTTAAAAATAAAAAACAAAATAAAAAAGACAAAGGAAAAACTGTTACAAAAGATATTGGAAAAGAAAATAAAAAACCTTTAACAAAGTATCATGATACATTTAATGAACATTATAAAAATTATAGTCCAGAAGAATTAGAAAACAAACTTAGAAGAGTTAAAAATGAACATATAGAATCTAAACCTAATAATTACAATAATAACAGTAGTAACATAGAAAGAAAATTATATTTAACAGCAATTGAAAATGGTTTAAATTCTTTAAGTGAATTTTCTCAAGAAAGGGTAATAAATTATGCTTTAAATAATAATTTAGATATTCCAAAATAAGGGGGTGATAATATGCTAAAGATAAGAATTACATATAATTATGAAAGACCAGAAGAATTAGAAGAGGCTATTAAAAAGTTAGAAAAGGAATTTGAAATTATAAGCCAATCACAGGCTTATAAAAGTAGAGGTAAAAGTAAGTATTCTAGCATCTATTTAGATGTTGAAATGAAAAAATAAAATAAAAAAGTCGCCCACACAAAGATGAGCGACCCTGGAAGTTACAACTATGTTATAACTAACCGTAGCAAGTAAATTATAACATAGTTTTTCTCCAGGAGGAAGGGGAAGAATAATGAGAAGACATAAAGTCAAAATGTTCGACGATAATATGAATTTAGAAAAAATATTTTTTGTCGATGTATTGTCAGATGAAGAAAAGGCAATAAAAAGAAAAGAGGAACAAATAAAAAATTTTTTGTATTCTAGTCCAATTTTAAGAATACTTGTAATTAAGATATTAGATTGGAGGGGTTGGAATGCAAAATGATAGTATAGAAATATTAGATAGAGATAGAAAAACAAAAGCAACTTATATTTTAAGTAAAGAAGAACATTTAGAAGGATATAAAGAAAAGGTTGAATATACTTCATGGTTTGAGGTTGTATTTGCCCTTGTAATAAAATTTTGTAGATTTAGCTTATATTTAGTTATTAATCTTTTAAAAATGCTTATAAAGGTCATAGAGGGATTATTTTTAAGAGATTATGAACCTTTTAAACCTATTAGTGATGCATATAAAAAAAATCAAGACAAAAAAGTAGAAGATTATATTAAAAGAAATACAAAACCACATGCAGTAACTTCACATAACTATGAGTTCATCAGAAGCAAAGTATTTGCAAGAAACTATTTAAAAATAGATAAATTACTTTCTAATTGTGCAAAACACGATGCAGAAATGAACGAAGATCTATATAAAGATATTATGAAAAGACTAGATATTATTATCACAGAAGCAGAAAGACAGGCTCATGCAGAGGGATATAAATTTGCAAAGAAAACTAGATATAAATTTGAAAGCACAGAGGAATTTGACAAATATATTGAAGATAGAGTTTTAAGAGGGGAGGATTATCGTGAGTATAACAGAGAACAACTGGAAGAACTTGATGAAAGATACTATTAAAGATTATTTATTTATAGGTGAAGATGCTGTTCCAGTTACAAACTTTGATGATTATTACATAACTAGTTTTGGAAGAGTATTTAGCAGCAAGAAAAGATTTGAACATCAAACACTAGATAAAATTGATTATGGAAGTGTTGTTTGGAAAGAGTTGAAAGTTTTTTATACTCATAGATATAAAACTGTAACGTTGGTTCAAAATGGTAAGAGAAAAAATATTCCAGTTCATAAATTGGTTTACGAAGGATTCTTTGGAGCATATAATACAAGATTTTTTAAAATAGTATTCAAAGATAATAATCCTGAAAATTGTAGAAGGTCCAATCTAAGATTAGAGTTTAGAAATAAATCTCAAAAGACTTTAAAAGAGTATGAAAGACAACAACGATTATATGAATTACTAGGGTAAATTTCCACTACCCTAGTGGATTAAAAACAATATAAAAAATGCTAAAGCCTCTACTCTAAATAAAAAATAGCTTTTAAGAGAGACAGGGACTATTCTAAAAATAGAAAGAGGTTTTAGCTATTGATTTTATAATGATGATAGTGGGTAAGAGTGACAAGGACAATCGATATGACAGGGACTATTTTTATCGACTATTTAGGTTTTAAAGTTGAATGATATTAATTAGAGAAGGGGTAAGAAAAATGAAAAATAATAACATTAAAAAATTATTTGAACAATGGGAAATTAAAAAATTTCTAGAACCATTTGAAGGAGAAAAAGTTAATGTATATGTATTAACTATTTGTGGGGTAGATTTTAGTATGTCAAATGCAACTGTAAAATATACAGATGATATTATTGAATTTAAAACTAAAAATTGTACAACAAATATAGTTCTTCAAGCTATTAAAAGTCTAGAAATAGATGAAACAACAGAAGTTGCCAGAGTTAAGGCTAAAACTGAAAACGGAACTTTTGTAAAATTCACTTATAAAAATATATAGGAATATGTTCCGATTGTAATTGGAAATGAAAGGTGTTAATCTTATATTGTATAAGACTTAAAGTTTTAGCTATATTACTAATATAAGTACTCCTTTCTTAAAGAATAACTACCTTTCCATCTGTGAGGTAGTTATTTTTTATTGTTAATTAGGAATATGTTCCGATTGAAGTTTTGAAAAAACAGTAGTATCATTAATAATATAGTTATCTAAGATTATATTTTTTTATTCCTAAAATATTTCTAGTATATTGTTTATCATTAGAATTTATGGTATGAAACAATACTCCCTAACCGCTCTTAACCCTCATCAAGAGCGGTTGTTTTTTTGTAAAAGTTAGGAATATGTTCCGATTTTCAAATAAGTATTGGAATGTTATAATTAAATTGTTAAAAGTATTTCTATATTTTATATATGACCTATGATTATTTAGAAGAAAATCCATCTTGCGGAAGGTGGATTTTTTTTCTTTTCTAGTGTTTTTGTGGAATATTAACCAAATATTTTACATTTACGAGAAAAAGAAGTTATTTTAGAATAAATTTTATGATAATCAACAATATTTCAAAGGTAAGAAACGAGAAAAATCATAGTCTTAGAAAGTTAGCATACAAAACTAAACTAAGCAAAAGTACTCTTTTCAGGCTGGAGAACAACGATACAGTACTTGATCTAGTAAAGCTAGAAAAAATTGCTATAGCTTTAGATTGTAGAATAACTGACTTATTTGATTCTGAATACAAATAGTGTCCCGCAATGTGGGACAAATAGACAAAATGGCAATAAATGGAAGTATAATATAAATAAGGTATAGAATTTTATGAAAATTAGTATTATAATATATCTACACAGAACGTAAGTTCGATATATCTATTTTCAAAAGGGGGAAAGAATATGGATAATGAAAGGGAAAAAGTAATACAAAGAATAAGCAAGGCTTTAAATGAAATATCAAGTATTTATGTTTTGTACAAATTAGAAAATTATATCAAGTGTGTAAAAAATAAGTGCTCTAAAAAAGAACACTTATAAAAAATAATTATTTTTTTTGATTGTTTAATCCATTAATTAGTGTGATAATAGCATCTACATACTTTTCATCTAAGAGAGATAGTCCTGATACTATCTCTTTTATTTTGGATCCATCATTAATGGTGGCGTTAGCTAAAATTTCATTTAATGCTATTTCCTCTTTCGGTAAAGTATACATATTACCTTCTCCAGTCAAAAGCCATTGCTCATTCACATTATAAACACTACATATGGATTTTATAAGATATGGTTTCATTTCCACTCTTTCGGCTTCGGTATTTCCAATTATATCTCTAGAATATCCCATTCTTGCACCAAATTCAGTTTGGCTTAATTCCATATCATTTCTGACTTTTTTAATTCTTTTACCGATCATCAAAACACCTCCTTATATAAATATATATAACATAACCGATTGTGTTGGTCAACACAGAATATGGCATTTTTAAAATAAAAAATGTTTTATTTACTCAAAATGTGTTGTAAAACACAAAAAAATAGTTTATAATGTAACTAACAACACAAAAGGAGGGGGATAATATGAATTTAACAGAAAATAAAAAAGAGAAAAAAATCTTAGATGCAATAAATGATATGAGAAAACTTGATGACACACAATTAGATATAGTAATTGACTGTATAAAATCTTCTCTAAAAGTCCAATACCTATTAGGGTTAAACAAAAATAATTCTAACCCTTTAAAATCTGAATAGTAGGTTGAAAAAAATGAATATGGAAAGAGCTTTTAAAGGAATTTGGATTCCTGCTGAAATTTGGTTATGATTGTACCAAATGTATATCTGGCAACGGGGAAAAGTACATCCATTGATCTGG